CAGGGAGTGGTTCCTGAGGCCGATTAAGGCACCTACTGCTCACGGTATTTTGTCCGAGGAAAGGGGAGAGTTCGAGGGGTTAACCGGTCGCGCTTTACGGACCAACCACGGCTGGCTAGACCGCTGTGGGAAGTCAGGCGGGGCCCCATCTAAGGGGTATCACCCGTTCTGACCCGTAAACCGCGATACCGATCACCCCCCAGGGACTTGGTCTCTGGGCGCCCTACTTTGTTAGGGCCATACCTCGAGCTCTTCCGGCTACCTCCAACCCGCTTACGGGGTCGGGGGGGCGGAGGAACCCAGGCTGGGTCCCGGACAATCTCAGGGTTGATTGAGAAGATCAACCCGTCCGCGATCATGTCGACAGTCACCACCGAGTCGTCGGGTGACGACTCCGGGAAGTGACCGCCCTGTGCTCCTCTAACCTCGACTATCAACCCCAGTGTCGTTATGACCGAGTTAAGAACTCGGAAACCATAACGAGTTCCATCTGCGGCCTTTTGGAGTTCAACCAGAACCCCAGAAGGGGCAGTGGAAATAACTGAGGAAGATAGCCGGTCCCCCTTGACCAACTGGACGTCAAGGTCGTACAGATCCCTCTCTGGAGTGGTTGTTTCCATCTCCGAGAGTTGACTGACTTCCCTGACGGGATGCCCGGCATCGAGCAGCTCACGAGCGAACCTACGCTCGTGATCACTGTCACCGATGACAGGTTTTCCCTCTATCTCCGACGATTCACAAATGAAACCCTTTATAAGGGAATCAAGTGTGGTCGCAAGGGATAGAGTCCAATCGCGAACGGATTCCCTCGCGAGTTTGATTCTTTCCAGATCAAACAAGCGAACAATCCGTCGGACCATCACCTCCTCATAGGGGACGAGATCCCTCGCTTCTTGGACTCTAGGGCCCGAGTCTTCCGGCATCGCTTTATGCGATGTTTCCTCCGGGAGGCTAGGGTATCCTAATAGTCCAAGGGGCTTGGCAAACTCGTTCCCAAGATTGCAGCGGTGGTCGCCACTGGAGGCCGGGCTGGTTACGAGGGTCTCTAACAGGACCCCCAGCTCGGTACCAAAAGTGCCCCACAGCGCTGATCGCTCAAGAGGTGCTCCTGGTCCGAACAGGGACACAAGGAGGTAGCTTCCCAGCCGTCTCGGGACCAACCCGAAAACGGCTAAAGAGGATATCAGGTCTAAAGGCTCAACCGACCAGCCCCGATTCACTAGGGTTTCCACCAGGACTCTCAATCCTGATGGGACTCGTGAAACCAGGGTGGCCAGCCGCGCCGGTATACCCGAAACCTCATGGCCTCTGTAGAAATGCCTTTTGGCAAATTCTGCAGCGTGGCAACCCACCACGGACTTGGAGAGATTTATCTCTACTCCAAGCCAGGACATGATGTCACGGTATTCCTCAGCCACGTCTCGGTCGGCGATAACAATGTCATCGCCGAGGAGCGCGTAGTCCGGGAAATACCGGTCCTCCCCGACTCGCATCGCAGCCAATTGCACCACCACATGGTGTGATATTGCAAAAGCTGCCCATGAGGAAAGG